GACTATGTTGTAAGAAATTTTGATTTAGATATCAGAGAACATATTATTGATGGCGATAACAGAGGTGTATTTACACTTGCTCAAGGTGGTAGTGAAGCAAAAATGGCCGCTGGTTTATCTCCAGGAAAAGCATACATTCAAGGTTACGAAGTAGATACAATTGGTACACAATTTATTGATGTAGAAAAAGCAAGAGAATTCTCAACACAAAATAACTTTAAGACAAGATTTAATGTTGCAAACTTTGTTTATGTTAATAAAGTTTACGGCGCTCCTGATATAGGTTTCGTTTCTGGTTCAACAGAGGCATTTAAACCTGTACAATTATTTAATGTTGCCAATGCAGTTAGAGGAACATTACCTTCAACTGACGGTGCAATCGTACCACAAGTAGGACAATCTAAATCAAGAGGTTTCGAATATCACGCAGGTACAACAGCAGCAAATATATTTTCAAGTGCTTCTAAAACAAGTGGCGTTTACAAACACTATCTATTTGATACTGAAATGTTTACACATATTCATTATGCTGGTAATGCTTCATTTACAAACGGTGAAGTGGTAACTGGTGGTACATCAGCTGCAACAGCGATTGTACAAAGTGCTTCAACAAATTATAATTCTTTAGCAGTAGCAGCTATAACAACTGGTGCAACTCCTCAAGTTCAGTTTGCTTCGGCACCTAAACTAGAAGAGGGTCAACAAGTTTCTTTTGATAGCCCTAGTTTTAATATTGCTAGTGTAGCAGTTACCTCAACAGATGTATTTACTGTAAGACAAATTTCAGGTAACAATTTTGAATTATTTAATGCTGATGGTACAACAAGACCAAATGTGACATCATTCACAAGTTGTGGTAATGTACAACACGGTGTATTAGTTGTATCAAATGTAAAAGGTACTTTTAATCCAGCAGAAACAATTACTGGTGCTCAATCAAGTTCAACAAGAACAATACAATCTGACATAGTTGGTTACAAAGCAATACAATCATTTAACTTTGGTGAAACTAAATCTTTAGGTCAACCAGGTTCTCCAACTTATACAGCAGATACAGATAATTCAGATTTATATGGTGAAGTATTAACACTAACAGGTAATATTTCAATCACAGCAGCTTCAGACGCTGTAATAGGTTCTGGTACTAAATTTACAACAGAGTTGAAAGTTGGCGATATCATTGAAATGATAGACGCAGGTGCTAATACTATTCAAAGAGAAATAGAAGAAATTATTAGTGACACAAGTATTACTCTAACAGCTGTTATAGGTTCAGACGCAGTAGCGGCTTCTATACCAGTAAGAAAAAGAAGTAAATTACAAGAACCACAAAAAAATATTTCTTTATTTAAATTACCATACGAAAAAATTAAAACATTAAAGACTACTGCTAATGGTGGTTTAACAGATACAAACTTTAAAATAAGAAGACAGTTTGTTGCTACACTATCATCCGGTACTGCTACAATTACTGCTGGTACTAACGAGACATTTGCTATCTTATCAGAAAACGATTATACGATTTCTGTTATTAGTGCTGGTTCTTCTTCTACTGCTGTTGTAGGTAATGTATTAAGTAATACAGGAACAAACCACGCAGGTGGCGACATATTCACACTTGGCGGTTCTCCTACAGGTAAGACATTAGAATTAGATTACGGTACTGATTATGCAAATGCACAAATTAAAATTATTGCAACAGTAGACCGGTCTTCAGCAGGTTCTAAAACTAAATCAACTAACTCAAACGAAATTCAAGCAGTATCAAATCAAGTAGAAATTGAGAATGGTATTATTAATATGGGTAAGGCAGATGTTAAAACTTTAAATACAGTTTTCATGGCACCAGACTTTAGTACAGCTGCTACAACATCTCATGTAGATATTACAGATAGATTTATTTTAGATAATGGTCAAAGAGATAACTATTATGACATTGGTAGATTAAAATTAAAAACAGGTGCATTAGTACCAACTGGTAGATTAAGAATAGACTTTGATTATTTCTCACACGGCGCTGGTGATTACTTTGATATTGATAGTTATACTTCATCAGGTATTGACTACGAAGATGTATTATCTTATACGAGTGATACAAACGGTGACACTTATGATTTAAGAGATTGTTTAGACTTTAGACCTAGAGTAGATGACGCAAGTACAATTGATAGTGGTTCAGTTGACCGTTCTTTTGACGGCACAGGCGCTTCAATAGTAGATGTTGTTAAATTTAATTCAGATGTAACCTCTGACTTTGAATATTACTTACCTAGAATTGATAAAATATTTGTAGATAAAGAGGGTGCATTTAAAGTATCAAAAGGTTCAAGTGCATTAGTGCCACAAGTTCCTATGAATTTGGCGGGTGCATTACACTTGTACACAATAGAAATACCTGCTTACACATTATCTACCGAAGATGTATCAGTTAAGAAAATTGATAATAGAAGATTTACTATGAGAGATATTGGTAAATTGGAAGATAGAATTCAAAACCTAGAATACTATACTCAATTATCATTATTAGAAACTCAAGCACAATCTTTACAAATACAAGACGCAAGTGGTTTTGACAGATTTAAAAACGGATTTATTGTAGATAACTTTACAGGTCACAATATTGGTGATGTAGGTAATGAGGGTTATAAATGTTCAGTTGACATGGCAAGAGGTGAATTAAGACCTATGTTTACAGAGGACATTATCGAATTACAAGAAGCTGATGATGATGGTTCTGATATAGTAGCAACTGATAGAACAGACGGCAACTATGCAAAAACAGGTGACCTTATTTCGTTACCATTTACAGAGGTAACAATTGTTGACCAACCTTTCGCAAGTAAAACATTAAATGTTAACCCATTCGATATTAGAAGCTTTGTTGGCACAATAGAATTAAATCCACCGACAGATGAGTGGAAAGAAACAGAAAGAGCCCCAGAATTAATTATCAATAATGTTGGTGGTTTCGATACACTAGCTTCAAACTTAGGCAATGCAGCTTTAGGTGGATTCGAGATTGGTACAATTTGGAATGAATGGCAAGACCAATGGACAGGTAATCCTGTTGACATTGCTTCGAGAGATACTTCAGGTCATAGAAGAGCAGGTAGAAGACTATTTGTTAATACTGAAATTACATCTACTCAACAAGCTAATCAAACTAGAACAGGTATCAGACAAACAATCGTACCTCAAACTGTAAGAAACTCAATTGGTGACAGAATTATATCAGTTGCATTTGTACCGTTTATTAGAAGTCGAGTAGTATCATTTACTGCTACAAGAATGAAACCTAATACAAGAGTATATGGATTCTTTGACAATGTTGATGTCGCTTCATACATTACACCATCTGGTGGTGCATTAGGTGGTAATTTAACAACAGACGCTAATGGTGCATGTACAGGTACTTTCTCAATTCCTGACCCTAAAGTAAATGCTAATCCTAGATGGAGAGCAGGTACAAGAGTATTCAGATTATCAAGTTCAGCAACAAATAGAAAAACAGACGATATTCAAACGGCTGCTGAAGCAGATTATGTAGCAAGAGGTTTATTAGAAACAGTACAAAATACAATTATCTCTACAAGAGAACCACAAATTGTTAGAAATGCTGTAAATGAAGATAGAAGTATTACAAGAACAACAACAAGAGACGCAACTAGAACGATTGGTTGGGTTGACCCATTAGCACAAACTTTCTTGATTGATGAACCAGGCGGTGTACAATTATCTAGTATTGATGTTTTCTTTTCTACTAAAGATGATAATATTCCGGTAACTTTACAAATTAGAGAAGTTATCAATGGTTATCCTGGAAATAAAATTTTGCCATTTTCTGAATTGTCATTAAATCCAAATCAAGTAAGTACAAGTGAAGACGGTGCAACAGCAACAAACTTTAAGTTTCCTTCTCCTGTGTTTATACAAGAGAATGTTGAGTATTGTATGGTACTATTAGCTAACTCACAAGACTACAATGTTTATGCAAGTAGATTAGGTGAAACTCAATTAGGTTCTAATAGAACAATATCACAACAGCCATATGCTGGTGTTTTATTTAAATCACAAAACGGTTCTACTTGGACTGCTGACCAACAAGAAGATTTAAAATTCAAAATTAATAGAGCAGAGTATTCTCTTAATCCAGGTACGGTTACTTTTGTAAACGAAGATGTACCAACTAGATTATTAGGTGCTAATTCATTAAGAACAACAATTACATCAAATGTAATTAGAGTGTTCCATAGAAATCACGGTATGCATGGTTTAGATAATAATGTCACAATATCAGGCATTCCTTCAGGTACATACAATGGTATTCCTCACACAGAATTAAATACCACATTTACAAGTATATCAAATATCACATTAGATAGTTATGATATTACTGTGGTTACAAATGCTTCAGCGAGTGGTGATATTGGTGGTACAGAAATAAGAGCAACAGAAAATAAAATATTAGATATATTAAACTTAAATGTACAGACTATGGAATTACCAGGTACAGAAATTGATACAACTATTAGAACAACTAGTGGTCGTTCAGTTCACGGTGCAGAAACAGAATTTAGTTTGACTGCTATAGGTAATAAACAATCAGTTGTACCTAACGATAACATTTACTTTACAACACCTCAAATGGTTGCAAGTCCAATCAATGAGGCTAATGAGATGACAGGTAGTAAATCTCTATTTGTACAGTTTACTTTACAAACTACAAATAGTAAATTATCTCCTGTAATTGATTTACAAAGATGTTCAGCGATTGCAGTACAGAATAGAATTAATACACCAACAGTTTCAAACACACCTGACTTTGTTGCAGAAACAACAAGCACAGGTGCCTCTAGTTCGGCTGCGTATATAACTAGACCGATAACATTAGAAAATGCTTCAACAGCATTAGATATTAGATTATCTGCTAATGTTCGTTCAAGTTCAGAATTAGAGGTTTTTTATAGAGTGATATCTTCAGCAGATACTAGAGATATCAGAGATTTGAGTTTTGTACCTTTTAATGGTGACGGTAAAGAAGATTTAGCCGTGACACCTGCTGAAGATGATACATCTTTCAAAGAGTACAAATATTCAGATAGTAGTATAAACGACTTTACAACTTTTCAAATCAAGATTGTGATGAAAGGTAGTATTTCATCATATCCACCTAAGGTGAAAGATTTAAGAGGAATAGCATTGGCACTATAATATGAGTATTAGATTTTTAAAAGTCGAAGGACACGGCGATTTAATCAGAGATACAGGTTCGAATGGTATCATAAATACCAACAGGAGTGAATACGAGATTTACATGAAAAGAACAAAGGCGAGACTAACTCAACATGATAAAATGCAAGATGTATGTAGAGAAGTAAACGACCTTAAAAAAGAATTGAGAGAAATAAAAGGTTTATTAATGAATATAGGTAAAAACAATGGCAATTAGAAGCATAGCACAAACAGATACTTTAGAAAAGTTTAGAACAGAATTTAACCAAATGACTGCTAATGATTTTGGTGATATTGCTACGCTTGACGCCGGTCTATCTGCTACAACCGTTATCGGTGCAGTAAACGAATTATCAGCTGCTGTATCATCTGGACAGGCATTTTTGATTGAAGACGCAAGTTCAACAGTTCAACAGGTTGCTTCTGGTCAAACATTAAAATTTAGAGGCACATCAAATCAATTAAATGCAGTTGTAAGTGTTCCAGATACAATGACTATCTCACTTGCAAATGATGTCACTATACCAAATGATTTACAAGTCACAACAGATTTAAATGTTGCTGGTATTTCTACTCTTCAAGGTAATATTGTAGCAAGTTCTACTATGACAATATCAAGTGGTTCAATTGTTGATACCACAGGTCAAGTATCTTTCGGAGATGAAAACATAATTACAACAGGTAATATGTCGGCCGCTACTTTAAATGGTTCAAGTCTTGTTTCAAGTGGTTCAATTTCAGGTACAACTATTACAGCTTCGGGTGCTTTAGAGGGAACAAGTTTAGAATTAACAAGTGGCGGAATTGTTTTTGAAGGTTCTACACCTGATGGTTTCGAAACTACTTTAACACCTACTGACCCTACAGCAGACCACACACTTACATTACCTAATATCACAGGTACTTTAATTACATCTGGTGATACAGGTACAGTTACCTCAACTATGATTGAAAATGCAACTATTCAAAATGAAGATATTGCAAACTCAACAATCAGAGCTGCAAAAGTAAACTTTGCTACTGACACATTAGTTGTAGATACCTTACAGGCAAATGCTATTACTGGTACTGCTTCGATTGCACAGTTAGTTTCATTAACTGCCAACAATTCGACAGACGAATCCGTTTTCTTAACATTTGCTGATGGTGCTACTGGTAACCAAGGTCTTGAAACAGACACGGATTTATTTTATAATCCTAGTACGAATATTTTAAATACAACTGCTACAGCGGCTAGATATGCTGACTTGGCAGAGATGTATGTTACCGACAAACCTTATGGAATCGGTACAATTGTTATGTTTGGTGGTGAAAAAGAAATTACCCTTGCAGACTTAAAAACGAGAAAAGTCGCAGGAGTTGTATCGGATAAGCCTGCTTTTTTAATGAATAAAAATTGTCAAAATGGACTTGCCATTGCCCTACAAGGTAGAGTAAAATGTAAAGTAATGGGTACTATACAAAAAGGCGACATGATAGTTGTAAGTGAAGAAGGCGGCGTAGGTACAGCAGACAGTAATCCTCAAATGGGTATGGTTGTTGGTAAAGCATTACAAGATTACAATTCAAATACCGAGGGACTAATCGAAGTAGTTGTTGGCCGCCTGTAATAAATACAGGTGATATGATTAAATTATTAGAATGTGAAGTTGAAGATTATTCTCGTTATGAAAACAATCAATTAATTTTCCTTAAAGACAGAAAAGACTTTAGAGTAAAAGATGAAATGTCTTTTGCCTCATGGTTACAACAATGGCGAAACCAAGATAGTATCAAGGTTGAAGGCCTAGAAGATAATGCTTCTATTGTAGCTAACTTTCCATTTTTAAACATCAACAGTATTCATCTTTTTGCAAACTTAAAAGGTGAGTTTAGTTTTCCTAAACATAGTGATGATGTAAATGTATATCTACATATAGTTCAAGGTAGTAAAAAAATCTATCAATGGGCTGATGATACGGAATACGAAACTTTTATACAAGTCGGGCAATCACATGTTATTAACAAAGGTGTTGAACATGAGGTTGATAGTGAAAAAAATACATGGGCGTTGAGCGTTGGGTTTAATAGATGAATTGGATGTTTTATGTAAAGACAACTGAAACATGTCAGTTGAATTGTAAACATTGTTTTACAAATGGTATTAATGGTGCAAAGATATATTTTAATCCAGAGAAGACCATAGATTGGTTTAAAAGATTTAGAGAATATCATGGCGAAAATCATCAAGCACATTTTGAGTTTCATGGTGGTGAACCTTTCTTAGCACCAGTTTCGCATATGACGAAAGTATATGAAGAATGTAAAGATTTGTGGAAACATTCATCATTCGGTATCACATCAAATTTAGTATTTAAACTTAAACAAGAACATTACGATTTTATTTCTGGTCCCCTTAATAATAGAATGGGAACGAGTTGGGATCCTAAAATACGGTTTGCAAATGACAAACAATATATTTTATGGGAAAATAATGTAAGAGATTTAATAGAAAGAGGTACTATAATAAAACTATTTGTATCAGTAACCAAAGATACAATCAATATAGAACCTATTGAGTTATTAAAGTGGATAAAAAATCTAGGTATTCAAGAGGTATCATTTGAGAGATTAACAGGTAATGGTAATGCAAATTTACATCCTGAAATCTTTCCAAGTAATATAGAACAGGATTTATGGTTTCTTAAAATGCACCATCAATCTAAAGAATATAATACTAGAGACTGGTTTGAAAATGAATTCCTAGAAGTAATATATGACAAGTTTGAAACAGGTTTTTTAAAGGGTGGTACATTTTGTAGAGATTGTGAACAAAAAATATTTACAATTAATGCAGATGGAACATTAAGTGGTTGTCCTAATGCAGCTCCAGAGTTTCAGTTTGGTAATATAATACAAGATATAAAATCTCTTATAAATAGTCCACAAAGAATAGAGAATATTGCTTGTGAGAGGGCACGAAATCCAATATGTTTCGAGTGTCCTGTATTTGAATTTTGTGGTGGTGATTGTCACCAACTATCATGGCAAGGCGATATTTGTGGTGCTCCAAAGAGCTTAATGAAGGAATTAAAGGCAGAAAAATATGGCAATATCGAATCCAGTTAGTACACAAGGTATAGTTGACAGGTTTGAAGACTTGGTCACAGATGTTGTTAATGCAGGTATAGTTTGGGGTGTAAATAACTTACCTTTTACTGAAATGCCTACTTCTAACTATGCGTTGGAATCAACTATTCTAGGTCAACAAAATTTAACCTTTGCAGGTACAACTACAACAACTGTACCATCTGGTGCTAATACAATTCACATAATCGCTGCTGTTGGTGGTGGTTCTGGTGGAGTTATGGGTGCCGAGTATGACAGAGGTGGCGGAGAAAGTGCAGGCGCTGGCGGTGGTTCAGGTGGTTATATTTCTGATAAAGCTTTCAATGTATCTGCCGGAGAAACAATGACATTTGTTGTAGGTTCTGCTGGTACTGCTGGTTCAGGTAGCGGATATAATACAACTGCTGGAAACGGTGGTTCAACTACAGCTTCAGGTTCATCAACAGGTGCTTTGTTTACATTAACAGGTGGTGTTGGTGGTTCAGGTACAGGAGGAGCAGTTTCAGGTCCTCTTCGAACAAACACAGCAAGTTCAGGTGGAACAGCAACGATTTCAGGAACACCATTAACAAGTGGTACATTTGTTGATACAACAGGTGCTTCAAGTAGTATTGTAAGTTCGTTTGTAAACGGACCTACTTCAACATTTAATGACCATGGTTCAGGTAGTGCAGGTGTAAATCCAGGAAATTGTGGTAGTGATAACTGTACAATAACTGGTGGCGCAGGTGCTAGTTCATATGGTTCGGCCGTGAGTGGTGGAATAGGTGGCGTAGCAAGTTCATCTTCAGGTGGAGATGGTACAAGAGGTTCTGGAGGCGGTGGCGGAGGTGCTCAACACACTACTTCAGGTGGAATAGGCGGAGCAGGAGAAATAAGATACAGATTTTTATTTGTATCATAAATAGTATAAAGGTAAATTTATGGCAGTCACAATAGGAATAACAGGTGTAGATATAGCTGAGAGTGGTGATATAATTGAAGCTGATGATATTAGAACAGTTTTAGAAACCGAGACAGCACTATACACAAATGTTAGAAAACAAAATGCAGTTTTAAATGTCACAGGTGGTGGCGGAAATACAGGTTCAAGACCAACTGCCGGCGTTGTATTTAATTCAACACAAATTGCACACTTACGAACAAGTGTAAGACAGACATTATCATCAATTTCTGGTGCAGATGTCGAAACGGGTGATACTGTTGATGATGGTAATTTAGAAACATATTTTGGCAGAATTGCCACAGAATATAGTAGTAAGGCAAATAATGTGGTCACAGATACGATTGATGTATGCCACGCAAGTTGTCACTCATCTTGTCATGGAAGTAGAGGTAGAAGATAATGATTATTGAAACTAAAGCGCCAATAGCAATTGACGATTTAAAGAAACATTTTACAGACGAGAATGTAGAATTTTTAATTGATTATGATAAGTCAGATTTAAAAGGTGAAAAACTATTAACTTATTTAAGTAATTTAGATTTACCTTGTGATTTAAAGAATATGGACATGTCATTATTAAAAGACTATTTTCATTCTACATCTTTATTATGTTGCAAAGAATTAGAAGAACAGGCTATTGATGTATTGTTGCAGTTTAAGACAATTGATGACTTTGGTCCAGAGGTACAAAAGTTTATTAGTGAAAATTTAGATATTGTTAAAACATGGACAAGTAAACTAGACAGTTTATCATTATACAATATGCATACAATAAATGAACCAAAGTTCAAAGAATATGCAGAGGGTTTTACACATGATGATACAGACGAATTAGAGGGTGTTAATTTTATTAGTGTATTAAAGAATACTAGATTTTTCGAGTTTTACAAGCATGTTAAGAAAGATGACTTGAAATTCTATACTAAATACTTTAATGAATATATGTTTAGAGGAAAGAATATGTATTCATATTGGGCAAATGCAAACAACCCAATGTTTTTATTAACAAGAGAAACGGTTGCCGGCAGACATAAAGATTATATGACTGCTAGAAATAACGAATTAGGAAAGTAAATGTTTTATCTATTTAAAAAGGTATATCTAGCTAGTGATAGTATCATTGATACATTTAGAGATAGAGTAGTAATCTCTAGTACAAATGGTGTCAAAGCAAGTCAACATATCGACATGTTTCCAGGTGCTCTTATGGCATGTGGTTCTAGTATCGTAGATGTTATAGGTCCAGGTAAAAATTTCTCAAACTGGTATAACTTTTTTAAACAGTTGAACGATAAGACTACTGCTACAGGCAAACAAGTTGTTGTATATTGTGACAACGAAAGTTTAGTTTCAGTATGGATTGCTTACATGAAATATGTATTGGCAAATCCAGATAAAGATACTTGTAAAGCATTATTAGAAAGTCATGTATATAGATATGAAGTTTTTGCAAAAGGTAGATATTCAAGAAATACTACAAATACAAATATTGCATTTACAATCGAACAAGATAACTTTGATGATGAGTGGGCGGCCATTTCGGCACCTATTGAAGAAGATAGAGCGAATTGGTTAGTAATTAATAAAGACCATTTACCAGTTGAATATCTATTAGCAACATATCTAAAAGATGGTACTTATAAAGATGAATTAAAAGGCCAACTTAAAAAACTATACAAGAAAGATTTAGAAAAGTTCTTGTTAGAATTAAAAGAAATATTCTATACACATTTAACAACTTCAAGTTTACCAGCAAGTTTAAGTCTAGCAAAAACATATACATTTGAGAATGCTAGAGAAATAGAAGATGATACAACAACATACGGTGAGTTATTTAATAATCGTAGATATTGGATGTATCCATATATGAATTATGCTTCATCTGGTAAAAACATTAACTTTGATAATATTACTTCAACAGATATAACAAACTTAAAAGCTTTCGCAGACAAAGCTGAGGACGCATTTGCTGAATTTACTTCACTATCAGAAAGTGATAAATTAGATAAAATAGCAATTGCCAACGGAGAATTTACAGACGCTTTACTGACTACACTTATAGATGATGAAGCTGCATATGCTAATCAATCAGGTTCTTTTTCTTCAATAGATTTAGAAACTGTAAATCATTATTTTGTAGGTGCTATATTGTCTAATAAGTCAGACAATGCATTTTTGGGTAAATACTCTATAACATAATGAGGAAATATTTGTGTCATTTTATGATGTCATTGACAACAAGGTTGTTGATTATTGCGAGATAGTAACCTGTCTCTTTGAACATTGCAATTTAAATTGTATTTTTTGCCCACAAGACCATAACAGTATTGTTGGTAGTTCAAGAAAAGAAATACTAGACAAAGCTCAAACAATATCACACTACATTAATAATAATACCAGGTCGACAGATTTTTCTGTTCATATCATGGGTGGTGAATTGTTTTCCGATTATTGGTTGCAACAAAATTATATACCAATATACACCAAGTTTATTAAGTTAATACGAAATAAAGTTAAGCCAGAAAAAAATGTTATTTTTAACTTTGTCAGTAATCTAGTATTTGAAAATCACCATTTAGTCAGAGAATTTTTAGACGCAAACGATTTAAAGATATCTATATCTTACGACCCACACGGCCGTTTCAATTCATATAATAGTACACTATTCAAACAAAATGTCGAAAGATTTAAAGACAGAATTAGAATGGTATCATGTGTACAAACATATCAAAACATCAAAGCAATAAAACATGGTGATGAATACTTTGATTACCTTTACAGTTTATTTCCAGTAGATTGGGACCATTTATTACCTAGTACAGGTAAAAAATCAGACTTGGCGATTATGCCAAGAGAGAGTGAAGTTTTAGCCTTTTATAAAATATTAATTGACAAGTATCCCAAGTGTAGAAATATAGAACATTTTACAAATGGTAAGTCAGAAAATAAAATGACATGTACGAGAGGTAACAGTCTAACAATTATGCCAGACGGTACGATACCTACAGGTTGTTCAGGTTCAGTTTTATTAAAAGAATACAACACCGAAGATTTGGGTGGTACAAAGATAATGGAGAATTGGGTAAACAAATATAATTGTTTTGAATGTGATTATTTCAAAAGATGTCCAATGTCTTGTTTCATCAAATCAGATTTTAAACATTTAGAAGACGATTTACCTGATTGCGCTTTCAGATTGGCATTCAAATATAGTGATGAAAAAATTAAACATAGCCTTCGTTAATCCACCACACGCTGATTGGTCATTAGCTAATAATATGACCTATCTGATGGTACAAAGCCATTATAACCTAGTTGGTAGGTATAAGGCAAGCGTGAATTGGATAGAAGCGCCATTTAAATTTAACAAATATACAACGATTGAGGAATTATATGAAGACATTAGTAAAACAAATAAACCAGATATTGTTATGTTTAGTTCTTATAGCTGGAATTTTCCTATTATTGACAGCCTTGCTGAATATTGCAAACAACAAAATCCCAAAACAATCACAGTTGTTGGCGGACCCCACATTGGCCTTTATGAAAATGAATTATTAGAAGAAAGAAAAAGAATATACGATTTTATTTGTCAACCTACAAAACCTGGCGAACCATACATGGAAGATTTAATCAATAGTTGGTTTGAAAATGATGGTAAACCTGTTGTAGAAGATATTAGTTGGGAGATGAGAAGTCTAAAGGCAACAAAACATAATATTAATACAGACGCTTCTATTTACGAAGAACACCATGAGTACCTCAAAAAAACTTTAGATTACGCTAAAGCAAATAAAATGGAACCCTTTATGATATTAGAAACGACCAGAGGTTGTCCTTACAAATGTGTATATTGTGAATGGGGTGGTGGCACAGATACAAAGATTATTAAGAAAGATATTGAGTTAGTCAAAAGAGATATAGACTGGATTAAAAAGGCAGGTTATAGAGACGCATACTTAACAGACGCAAACTTTGGTGCCTTTGAACAAAGAGATTTAGATATATTCGCCTATGCGTGGGGTAAGAATTTTAATTTAACAGATATTTCTACAATGAAGTCGCCAAGTTTAGAAAGGCGAAAACGATTGATAGATAAATGGTTTGAAATTGTTGGTGCAGGACCAGAAAAACATAGTAAGTCCGAGGGAGGTACCGATATGTGGGGAGATACACAGTATGTATCGGTAGTGCCAACAGTTTCAATACAATCTATTAGTGAAGAAGCTATGAAAGTATCTAAAAGAAAAGACTTATCATGTAAAGATAAATTAGAATTAAGTAGGCATATTGAAAAAAGATGTAGAGAAGAGGGGTTTCCAGTACCAGCATTAGAATTAATTTTAGCTATGCCTGGTAGTACACTTGAAGATTTTTATGATGAGGTAGAAGTAATATGGAATTTTAAAGCATGGTCTAGTTTCAGACATGATTATATGTTTTTACCAGATAGTGAATTAAGTAATCCAAAATATATTAAAGAATATGATATTGAAACAGTAGAAGTATATTCTGATATTATAGACGAAGATGGTTCTGATAATTGGAACAGTTTGTATAAAAACAAAAAGACTACATTTAGAACAATGAGGTCTTGTTATTCTTATACAGTAGAAGATATGAAAGAGATGTGGTTTATGAATAATGCAGCTAATTATTTGTTAAGAAATTTTTATGAGGGTATCAAAGAATATTGTAAACCACAAGAGATGGCCAAAGAGTGTTATAAAGTTATTAAAACACTACCAGAATTTGAACCTATTAGAGAAGAGATTGATGATATATTCAATCCTAACACACCCGCCAGGTCAATTAGAACATTGAATGGTGAATTTAGAGTAAAGGTAATTGATAGAATGTTAGAAGAAAATATGACGATAATTAAATCGGAAGTCATGTCCAAGTTGTTGAATAAATAGTAATATGATTGATGATGTAAACATAAAAGGTTATGTGAAGTTGTATGAACCAGGTATATCAGAGTTGGTAAACCTTGATGAACATACACTCTTAAACACCGAAGAAAGACAACGAGATAATGGAGAGAAAGATGTAAATCCTTTCTTACATCAAAAGTTGACAGTTGTTGGTAAATATCTACATGAGAAGTTTATCAAACCAAAATATGCTAATTCAGACTATATGTATTACAATGTATGGGACGGAGTTGATAAAGATAATCAAGGTTGGCATACAGACTTTATGGAAGGATATGATTTGTTTTTCTTATATTATTTTGACACAGCAAATGAAGATACTGGTGGTCAAATAGAGTTTAAATGGCAAGACGGTGAAGAGAAATATTATCCTCAATCAGGTGATTTATTTTTAGTATCTAACAAAAGAGGATATTGGCACAAAGCAGGCTCTACGAATATTACAAGAAGAGTTGCTAGTTTCAATTTTAAAACAAATGAGTAATTTTGTGACAGACACCGGTAGTAAGTTTTATAAAATGAATGTTGATGATTTAATGGTAAAGAAAAAGCGTTTAAGTCTTGAAAGGGATTTATGCGCCGAAATGTATAATTTAATGTTATCAAAAGCAAATGCTAGCATTAATAACGAAAGTAAATACAAATACTATTTAGATGTAGTAGAAGTAATGGAACCTTATGCTAAAGAAACTAAAGAAGAAATTAGGGAAATTAATCGTCAAATATGTAAACTGGTGGGCAGGGATACACTAAAAGGTACAGTATATAATTTAGAATGTGAGGACAGGTATGGATTATCCAAACCCGAATTATAATGATTTTTTTCTAAAGGGTTATGTACATGGTAAATGCTCATTAGATGTAAGTCATTTTGAAGACTACAAATATCCAGACGCAAACGATTCCGAAGCAGATAGTAGACCTAAAGAAGCAAGGTCAGATTTAACAACTCTACACTTGTTAATAGGCCAAGAATATATTAATAAAATTTTTGGTAGAGATTACATACTAAAAGAAAATGGTATGTGGGAGGGTGTTGATGATGGTTCTCATATCTGGCACAATGACGCAAACAAAGGTAAAGATTTCAATACTAATTTTTTGATTTATATGGACGACAACGAAGTCGGTCTTAACAGTATTGGAGTTAGAGATAAGATAGATGAACATGTTATCTTTCCTAACAAATATGATTTTATGTGGTTAAACCAATCTTCAGCATTTGAACATAAAGCCGCCCACAACGGTGGTCGAAGAAGAGTGTTGTCATTTGAGTATAAGGTATATGGACTTAATAATTAAACCAACTGAATTATGTAATTTTAAATGTTCTTTCTGTTCTAGTACAAAGATTGCTGAACACAAGAAAGATATATTATCACACGATTACATATTTAAATTCTTAAAAAGATATCCAGATACAAATACAATAATTGTAAATGGCGGTGACCCATTGATGATGGATCCTGATTACTATTGGAGAATTATAGAACATTTAAATGAAAATGATTATAAAGCAAGTATATCATTAACAACAAACTTATGGCCATTTCTAGTAAAACCTAAAAAATGGAAAGACTTGTTTAATGATGACAGAGTAGGTGTCACAACATCTTTTCAATATGGTGGTGGTAGATTAAAAGGTGATTTTTCTGAATTTACGGAAGAAGATTTTTGGAGATGTTCAGACGCTATGTTAGAACATTGTGGTTATAGACCAGATTTTATCGCAGTTATTGTTCCAGAAAATGCAGACAGAGCTATTAAGAATGTAGAATTGGCATATGAGATGTCGGCAGGATTTAAACCAGTTGATACATTTGAAAATCTATCTAAAGATAAGTTAGGTGTTGAGTGTAAATTAAACTATGCAATGGCAAGTGGTGACCAAGAGAAACCTTTTTTAAAAGGAGATATCTACAAAACATATGTTGAAATATACAACCAAGGTTTAGCGCCATGGGAGTTTAATACAAAACAAATGGCAAAGAGATTAAGAAGAGAACAAACACTTTGTCCTTTACATAGAACATGTGACGCAGGTATCAGAGCATTTAATCCTAGTGGTGATTATTATTCATGTGGTGCATTTGGTGATGACAAAGATAAACCAATTGACTTTGATAGAGAAATGAATGGTGAGTTTTTTCTACCATTATCTAAAGACTTAAATTTACACTCTATGAAACAGGCATGTTATACTTGTCCTATGTTTGAGATATGTAATGGTTGTAGAAAAACAATTAAAGATTATAAAGAACATGGTTTAGTAGAACAACATTGTCGTAAAATGAAAAAGATTGCTCCGGAGATACTTAAAATAAATCGAATAAATAGTGATGTGACACCTTATGTGGATGAAAGTATATGATTAATATTGAATTTGGAACACCTGTATTTGATACAAAGATAAGAAGTCAAGCTGCTAAAGATACAGCAGAATACATACTTATCAATTATAATAGTTCTAATAAAAAATCAAGTAATGTAAGTGGTGATAATATATTTGATGATGAGGGTTTAACTAAATTTAAAAATGATGAAGTTATACCAACATTTAAAAGATATTGTTCATACTTTAATATTGATTTAGATAAGAAAGATTATGATTTGCGAGGTTGGGTTACCGGTTATGGTACTAACTATGCAATGCCAAAACATAATCATTCAGGTTCACATTTGAGTGCTGTGTTTTATTTGTTATGTGAAGAAACAAATGGTGGAGATTTAGTCTTACATGACCCACGAACAAATGCGAATAGAGGATATAAAGATGAATTTTTAAATATGTTTCAACCTGTAAGAATGACACCTAAAACAGGACAAGTTATTATGTTTCCTAGTTTTATGTATCATAATGTGGAAACATTCAATGGTAAGATGAGGTTGGCAATGCCAGTCGATTTGATTATGTATTAATATGAAGAAGATTACAGTTTCAATCAATCCAAGTTATTTTTGTAATTTTAGATGTAAGTTTTGTTATTTAACACCTGAAGAATTAGGTGACCAAAAAAGAATAGACTTGCGAGAATTAGATAGATTACTAGATGAAATAACAATGCACAGAGAGATAGATTGGATTGATTTGTACGGCGGGGAGATTGGCGCTTTAAAGAAAAACTTTTTTTATGGTATGCGAGATGTTATTAGAAAATGGTATGGTGGGAAAATTAATATCATTTCAAACTTTAGTATGCTACATAAGGGGTTTTTTGAGAAAGACTTTTACCTATCGGTAAGTTATGACTTTGAAGCAAGGGAGATGTCTGATAGAGTATATCAGAATATGCTACAAAGTAAAGTGCCAATCGCCGTATTAATTCTTGCTAGTCAAGATGTGATTGATAAAGATGTTAATGAGATGATTACTATGATGAATGCTTGTAGTAGTATAGAGAGTGTTGAGATAAAACCATATTCTACAAATCAAGCTAATCAACAAAATGTGACACATAAAGATTTTGAAGAGTTTGTTAAAAAGTGGATAGATAGTGATGTTCCTAAAAGATTTGATTTTATCAATGAAGGCAGAATAGTAGATAGTTTGAATGGTGATTATAATGCCTTTTCAAATGACCACATTTACATAACACCAAATGGTAAGTTTGGTGTGTTAGAGTTTGATAAAGATGATAATGAATATTTTAAAGAGTTAGATACATTTCAAGATTATATAAAATGGGCAGATGAGGAACCAATACATAATGTATCAGATATTTGTCGTAAGTGCGTTTATTATGGTAAGTGTTTAACTGAACATTACAGATATGTGACCGACTTAACACATTCATGTAATGGGTACAAAGGACTATTAGATTGGTATGATGAAAGACTGGAAAATAAAACAAGAATTATATCATAGATTAAATAGAACACATGATGACGACCTCAAAGAAGTAGAGGTTGAGATTGATGATGATATTGTCGGTAATGCTATAAGATATTTTAGAGAGAGTGATATAGGTTGGATATATCCGGCAAAAAGTTATGCAGTAGGTATAATGTATGCGTACTGGTTGTCAAAAGATTATGATGAAGATATGTATGACTTATTAAATGACAAAGATTTGTTGTACGGAAACGACCCTCATTTTAAACCATACCATGAGGATAAAGAGACATACGATAAGATAATACAGAGTGTGTGTCCGTTTGATGAAAATAAAGGTATGGTTTCCGATATTAAATATTGGTACAAACAAGAATTTCTGTTATAAATATACATAAGGAGATAAAATTATGACTATAAAAATTGATGGTAAAGAATATGATGAGACTAAATTTAGTCCTGAATTGCAAAATTACATTATGTGTCGTCAAGAAATACAAGTTAATTTAACTAGATTGAATATGGAAATCGAAAAAATTAATGTCTTGACTACATATTATAATGGTAAAATCAATGATATGCTTAAAGAAGAGGCAAAATAAATGGCTGCTATAGCTAACCTAACAATAGACCAAGGCGCAACATTCAGTTCGGATGTGACCGTCAAAGACGCAAACGGAAATAGATTTAATCTTACAGGATATTCAGCAACTGCTAAGTTAGCTAAAGGATATGCTAGTACGAAGACTAGAGTTTCAATGACAACTGCTATTGATACTGACCCCACAACTGGTGTGGTTACACTATCACTAAACGCAACTCAAACAGCAGCTTTAGACGCAACACGATATGTCTATGATTTAGAAATTTCCAGCGCAGGTGGCGAGGTTACTAGAGTAATTGAGGGATTAATTCAAGTAAGACCACAAGTCTCTATATAAGCAAATCTAAACCTTTATAAATATAAGAGTTAAACAAGAGAGAGAGTTATGGTAGACGCAACCATTGGAAAAAAACAAAATATTACTGCTGATATTAATGTAAATACTACCAGCGGTCCCAAGAAAGTAGCGGTTACTTTGCCTGCCAGTTCTGGTGGCGCTTCAAACTCATCTTTAAGACTAGCATTACTAGGTGATGTTGATACAACTAATTTGGATGATGGTGCAATGCTTCAGTATAGGGCTTCAGACGCAAAGTTCGTTGCTCGTACAGAAATAATAACAACCACAGGTACAATCCTGTTTAATTGCGGAAGTTTTTAACATATGGCAACAGTAATTCAGATAAAAAGAAGTTCGGGTACATCTACACCGGCTACACTAAAACTAGGTGAACAGGCCTATACATTTGGTGCAGGACTACAAGGTAATAACGGCGATAGATTATTCGTTGGTACTGGTACAGTCGATAGTAATGGTGACGCAACAAGTATAGATACAATTGGCGGTAAATATTTTACTGCTATGTTGGACCATGTGACTGGTACACTAACAGCCAGTTCAGCAGTATTAGTTGATGTCAACAAAAGTATTGATGAATTAAATGTTGGTAATCATGCTTCTGCCGGTGGTCAAATAAAATTTAATGAGGGTACAAATAATGGTACATCATTTATTTCCCTTAAAGCCCCCAATGATGTCACAACATCTACAACATTTACATTACCAAACGGAGACGGTACAGCAGGACAATTCCTTAAAACGGATGGTTCTGGTAATATGTCTTTTGGTACTGTTAATCAGTTTATCACATTAGATGGTGATACAGGTACAGACACATACAATACTGCTGAAACACTAACATTCGCTGGTGGCGCAGGTATGGATACAGTTGTTACCGACAACAATATAGAAATTCAAGCGAATACATTAACAAACGCAAACTTGTCAGGTAGTGCAGCTATTTCAAATGCTAACTTGGCAAATCCTACAACTACTTTAGGTACATCTACTTTAACACTAGGTCAAAGTACACTATCTATTGACGGTTTACAATCATTAATAGTTGATGATATTACAATTGACGGTCAAACAATGTCAACAACTGCTGGTAATAAAGATATTAATTTATCGCCACATGGAGTAGGTACAGTAATTGTTCCTACAGGTTACGAAGATAGAAGTGGTTTCGTAGATGAATCCTTGGCAAACAAAGCATATGTTGACCAAGTTGCTCAAGGTCTTGACGCTAAACCATCTGTTAAAGTTGCTTCAACGACAAATATACCGGCAACATATTCAAACGGTACAGCAGGTGTAGGTGCAACATTAACATCAACATCAAATGGTGCGATATCAATTGATGGTGTTTCGCCAATAGTTAATGATAGAATATTAATTAAAGACCAAACAACAGCTACTCAAAACGGTATCTATATTGTTTCTACTATTGGTGATGGTTCAACTGCCTTTGTATTAACAAGAGCAACTCCGGAAGACCAACCTGCCGAATTATCTGGCGGTTCATTTGTCTTCGTAGAAGAAGGTACAATTGGTGGAGATAACGGTTATGTATTTACTCACACAGGTTTACCAACATTCGGAACAACTACTTTAGATGTATCACAATTTTCAGGTGCTGGGCAAGTTGTAGCTGGTGACGCATTATCTAAATCAGGAAACAGATTAGATGTTGAAGTAGATAATAGTTCAATGGAAGTAAATGCTGACCAATTAAGAGTTAAAGCATTAGGTATTACTAACTCAATGTTAGCAGGTAGTATTGATGGTGCAAAGATAGAAAACTTTACCTTTAGTGATGAAACTTCATCTTTAGGTTCGGTTCAAATAGGAAACGCCATGGAGTTTTTAGCAGGCGAAGGTATTAATACAATTGCAAGTGGTAACACTTTACAGATTGAGGGTGAATTAGCAAGTACATCAAATATTGGTGTTGCTAGCTTCTTTACTGATAATTTTAGTGTAGGTGCCACAACTTCAGGTCAAGTGAAAATAACTAAAATAGATGGAGGAACATATTAATGTGGAGTAAAATTAAAAAGTTTTTTAATAGACCTTTGGTTCTTACAAAGAAAATGGAAGTAAAAAAACCAGAAATTGTAATCAAAGATTTACAAAAGAAAACTAAAAAAGAATTAGAAAGTATCGGCAGAAAAGTCGGTATAGAATTAGATAGAAGATTAACAAAAGCAAAATTAATTTCGCAAATTAAAAAAGCACATAGGAAGTAATAATGAGTGTAAGAATTTTACCAAAAAGAAGTGAAACTACATTATCAATACCATCAACTTCGACATTAGAAGTTGGCGAAATTGCAATGAACATCACAGATGGTAAATTTTTTACTAAATCTAGTGCAGGTGTTGTTAAAGAAATGGGTGGTGCTGGTGCGATTGGTCTACAAGATGTAACCAATACAAACGGTACAACTACAAACAATATCACACTTAACGGTTCTGATTTGATATTCGAAGGATTCCTAGAGAATTCTTTTGAAACATTTTTAAGAGTTGAAGAACCAACAGCTGATAGAATTATCAAACTTCCTAACCAATCAGGTACATTAGCAACGGTTGGTGACGCTTTAGCATATGCGATAGTATTCGGGTCTTAATAAATGGCGAGTGTATTTAAAAATTTTGGTCAAGCAATTGACACAACAGACGGTAGTACAAATGACATATATACTGCTGGT